TTCTATCATTTTGTTACCTTGCCTTTGTTTGGTCCATATTTAATTCTGTACTTATGTGTACCTGTGCCATTGATCTCCACCTCTTTCTTGAGATCTTTGATATAGCTCATTTGTTTTGCTCTTTTCTCTTGATCAGAAATATAATCTAAAATTTTTCTAGTGTTTCGATCCATTGCCATTCCTAATTAGTTTTTCTACATCTTCAGTTAACTTCTCTGTTCTTTTTTTTAAAAACTCTATGTTAACTGCATTGTTTCTCATACCCTTAATTTCTTCTTCTACATCCTCTAGTAAACCACTAACGTGTTCTACAATCATGAAAAGCTCTGCTTCTCCAGCTGATTGACCTAACTCACCTCTTGGATATTTAATTCTAAACTCTGAGTTCTGTTCTAAATCTTTTTGCATTAACTCTATCTTTGTTGAGTGCTGGTTTAGCTTCTCATGTATACCAAAATAAGCCCAGGTTCCAACTGCAATTATTGTGATCAGGCTGGCAACCGTCTTCATTGGCATCTGCACGGAAGCTGATTCTGAAATTTTAAGCGCCATAATTAGAAGGTCCTCCAAAGATTCCCAACAAAATAATTAATACGATAAGTATTATAGTCATATAATAGTTCATCAATATCTCCTGTTAACATTTACACTCCTCACAGGTACATAAACCATATTCATCTGCATGTAAGCCATCATCACAATGACATTTGTGGTGACAATCTTTACAAATCTTCTTTTCTGTATCCATATCCATCTTTTCTATTTTTCCATCTTTTATTCCAGGCATAAACATTCATCCAACTACCAAAGGATTCCATCCACGACAAAGGTTTATCTATTACTTTTCTAATAAACTCTTTTATATCTGTAATTGCGTCTGGTATTGTTTTCATAATTAGTACCGGGTGATACAGTCTCCCGCATCACCCTATCTTATAAGCGCTACAAGAATTTAATTTTGCCAAAACTTTGAAACAATACTGTCCCAAATGGCTTTTATCTTATTCCAAATTTTTTTAATCATGTTTCTTTTCCTCAATTTCATAGAAGAACTTATCAGTATCTTCTGTTTTCCACTGACCAGTGTCTTCAACATTCCACGTTGTTGTCTGCACTTTCCAATCTGGAATATTATCTTTTACTGTGAAAGAAGGTAAATCCCAAATACATCTATTGTTAGGTTGTGCAGCAAAATTGCCATCATCGAGAGCAATTATGTGTGCGCACTTATGTTCGTGCGGTATCTCCGAATGGTCGGTATCTAATATATTAACATCTGGATGTGCGAAATCAACCGTAAATAAGTATTTACCATGATGCCATTTTTTATCTTTACCCATGTATTTACCAGAAGCCGCTCCTAGAATAGACCAAATAGTAACAGCAGGATGATAGCTAAAAGAATTCCAAAGCTCAAGTTCATCAAGGCGTCGCTTGGGAACGTCCTCTGGTCTATATCCTTGTTGAATAAACGCGCTAATAGGAAGGCGATAAAAGATTGCACCGTTACCCATGAGAGCATGAAATAATATAGCCCTTCCTGACATACAGCTGATGCCGAAGATAATACAGTCTTCAACTTCGCCATGATGTTTTTTAAGATCATAAAGATATTCTTTCCTGATCTGTGCGTACGTTGCCGGTATGTTTGCATTTAAGTATGCCATTATTTAATTTCACCCCAGTTTGCCCCCTTTTCATAATCTACTTTATTTGGGACTTGTAACTCCACAGCAGATTCCATAATCTTAATTATGTCCTCCGCGTGTGTATCAGATTCAACAGAAATATTTACCTCATCATGAATCTGAATGTGTGGTATTATACCATTTTCATACAAGGCTACCATAGATTTTTTTGTCATATCGGCTGCTGATCCTTGTATTAGCTTGTTTAAAGCCTTGTAAGTAAAGGCTCTTTTCAATGGCTCATCATATTCTTTTCTTGCCTCTTCTAATGGCAAAGGTTTAAAAACCCCAAATTGAACAGGCTGCCATAAATCAAAATGACATGCACGACCCAGCAACGTTCTAATCTTACCTCTATCGTTTGCTCTTCTAGATACATTGTCCATGAGCTGTTTAACAAATGGAGCTTTAACATGATATTGTTTAATTAATTTTTCTGCAGACTCTTTCATCAATCCTAACTCTGCCATCAATTTATTTTTACCCATTCCGTACATAAGACCTAAATTAATCGTCTTGGCTTGCTTCCGTTCTATGCCTGCCATATCGGCCACAGCCTGATGGAAATCAGCGTCTCCGTCGTTGTATGCGTCTACAATTTCATCAACTCCTGACAAATTTTGCAGTTTTGCGTAATGCACTAAAATTCTAGGTTCTTGTTGTGAGTAGTCAAAGCTACCCCAAACATGTTTATCTTCTGGTATAAATATAGATCTAATCATAGGACCAAGTTCAGGGTGTCTTGCTGGTATTTGTTGTAGATTTGGATTGGACATACTAAATCTACCTGTGACTGTACCACCTGCATCTGATCTTATTTGATTTATATCTGCATGTATTCTACCTTTATGTTCATGTTTAGTTATTGAATCTATAAATGTAGTATGAGCTTTGTTTAACTCTCTTGCTTCTGCAATTGCTTTTGGTAATTCATGTGGATGATTCTGTAAAAAGTTTTTTGTAAAGCTTGGTTCATTACTTTTTGCAGTTCTATCGTATGGAAGTTTAAGTTTATCAAAGGCTTTTGCTATAGATCTGGCTGCCATAATTTCTACTTCAACACCAGTTAAATCTTTTATTTTTTTTATTAAAGACTCTTCCCTTTTGATTAAATTTTGTTTAATATTTTGTGCTTTTTCTAAATCAACTTTAACACCCTTGAATCTCATATCAACAAGACATGGAAACAATCTAGTTTCTAAATTAAATATGTCCATCAACTCTTGGTTATACAATTCTATTTTTAATCTTTGCCAAAGTTTAAGTGTTGATTCTGCATCACGTTCTGCATATTGACCTACAAACATTGGAGGAAGTCTCCACATATCTGCTTTAGGATCTAATCCATATTCTTTTGCAGCCTCAACTAAAATCTTTTCATCTTTACCCAGACCAACATAATGTTTTGCTAATGTATTTAATTGATAACTCATTCTGTTCTCATCAATTAAAGATGCAGCTATCATAGTGTCCACAATGGGTCCTTTTATGGTCAACCCTGCTGACCTTAACCAACACACATCATACATAGCATTATGAAAGATAAACGTAGTATTTTCTTGTTTTAGTACATCTTGGAGCCATTTTAAGACTAGTTTACGGTCCATATTACCACCCTGCTCATGATGTATCGGATAATACCCTGACCAACCCTCTACGGCCACCGCAACGCCAGCAATGTGTCCTCTTCCTATGACATTACCAGATCCAAGTGATTTTAGCTCTGGATCGTTAGTCTCTAAATCGATTGCTATTTCTGTATGTTCGCGCAGATCTTTAAGTTCATCTGGCATCACCCACTCTGTTTCGGGTGTGAATAGGGGCATTTGTGTTCTTCTCACGAGTAGTCTCTCTCCTTTACCATTTCTAGATAATGTATTGCTTTATCTATATCTTGTATGCCTCCCTTTTGAGAGTGCCTACATATATACTTTATAGCGTTGCCCTCCGCAAAAAGCAACTTGTTTTTGTTTATAAACTCTGCGGGCTGAATCTCAAAATACATATAATGGGATCCTCCAACCTGCTTTAATTTCCAATCGTTTGTTTTTTTCTTCATAATATATAAGCTCGATCAAAGTTCTTTGGATCTAACACATGCAATTCACGTTTCGCTCTCGTCGCTCCAGTATAGAATAATCTGTGTAATTCATCAGGGTCATGACTAAAAGTTTCTAGTGCTGCATTAGTTAAATCTTGCATAAGCAAAACCTTGTCGGCTTCTCCTCCTTTTGCTCCATGTATTGTTGACATAATTATACGGGGGTTTTTGTTTATCTGTTCTCCATTCGCCCGCATATTACGAATGTAGTTTTCTGTGATAGTATCTAAACCATCAAAGGCTTCATACCAAACATCTTCAGTGACTAAACCATGTTCAGCTCTACAGTCTCTAACTAAATATTTTTTATCAGAGTGCAAAGTTTTACCAGATCTAAAACCAGGCAAAACTCTATCGCCTAGATATTGATATATATTTTTTATTTCTATAGGTCCTAAAGCAACATCTCCTTTACGCCACTTCTCCCAATTATTTAAAGCTATTAAAAGTTTTAATGGCACAGAGTTAGATCCTCTGTGTTGATAATACCAACCTTGCAATTCACATAAATCTTTTACATCATCAAGAAAATGATTAGCTGATGACAAGACTAACCAGTTACCCTCTGACATATTAACTTGTGTTACATCAGAATATCTACGTAGTATTCCATGTTCTGTTCTTGGTTTATAATTTTTATCAAATCTGTTTTGCACTTTGTTAATTATTTTTTGTGATAACTCATGTATAGGTCCACCTGGTATTCTGTATGATTGATCTAATACTTTAATATCATTAACTTCTTCTTTCAAAGCTATGAAATGATCTACATCTGCACCTGCCCATTTAAATATTGCTTGGTCATCATCACCTGCAATATAAGTTTTCTCTGCATTAGCCCACATAGACCTGACCATATCCCATTGTATTAAAGATAAGTCTTGTGCTTCATCAATAAACAAAGCTTCAAACTTTGGTTTGTTTTCTTGTTTAATAAAGTCCTCTAACAAGTCTGTAAAATCTTTGAGTCCTTTTTCTTTTTTGTATCTTTTTAATTCTTCAGATAATAAATATAGTGTGTCTCTTTCTATATCTAATATGTTTTGCCTAGAGTCATAGTATTCTAGTAAGTCCATACGTTTGACTCTAGCTGTATTCATGATTGTTAAATATTCATTGTCTGAATTAAATGTGCCATCATCTTCTGAATATTTACTTGTCTTGATAGGTATGCCTACTAGTTTACCAAACTCTCTGTAATTTTCTGCAGTCATCATTTTTTCTTTTGACATGCCTAGTCTTTGGAATGCAAAGGAGTGTAGGGTTCTAAAATTTTCTAAATCTTTCTCAGCATCAAGATTAAATTTTTCTGCAGCTCTATTAGCTGCCTCTCTTGCTGCTTTTCTTGTAAAAGAAAAGTATCCTATTTGTTTTGGTCTAATCCCCTGTTGTATGAATTGATCGACTAAATTCAATAACGTTGTCGTCTTGCCTGTTCCGGGGGGACCAAGTATTATAGTTTTCATATTTTGCTAACCTCTTCCTTAGTATATCTATTTTCATTTCTAAGATTTCGTTTTTACCTTTCTCTAACCTGTATCTTAGATTCCAATTTATGCCTATTGGTTTTACTTTCATTAATAAACCTCCTTATGATATTCAACTTTTGAAACAGAAGCTTCTGCCTGTTTCATAGTTTTTATTTTTATTAATCTTGGTTGTTGTTTCTTAATTCTAATTCTTTCCTCATCTACAAACACATCTTTTAATCTTTTAATTAAATTACCTGTTTTAGTTTTGTCCATCTCCCAATTATTCTTTTTAAGAAATGCATAGAAGTCATCCATCCTAAAATATGTAAACTCTTTATTTTCATCTGTGTATGGTAATTTGTTAAATACATCCTCCATTGTTCTTGCAGATTGTCTATTGGTAGTCCAATCTTGTAACAGTCCTGTTAATTGGTTTGTTGGGTTTAAAGACTCTAATGGTTCTACTTCTTGTAAACTATTCATCATAGGTTTTAGAAAAAATTGTTTCCAATCTTTTGCTTTTGGTACAGGAACAACTAAATTAGCTTGATCAAGACATGCTAGAGCAAACAAAGGTGAACTATAAAGTTGTTCTGTTTTTAATTCGATCCGCGTTCCATCCACATCTAAAAACCATTGTGGAGGAGTTGATTTGTATTTAGTTAAGTTACCTAACAATGGCATCTCTTCTTCACCAAAGCCTACACCAAAACGTTTTGTTCTACATAGACCAGATTGACAGACCGCATTGATTGGTGCGTCTTTACATCTATACTTATCATAACCTTTTCTATTTACAGATTTAATTAATTGTTGAACCTCACCATTACTTAACTTCGGTTCCATGTATTTTAAATTAGCTTCTACAATTTTATCTTCCCAACTATCAGGGTGTGCTTGTTTATAATATACAGCTATATTAAATAGTGCATTGTTTCTAGACCCCTCACCAAAACCAGTTGACGCCAACTTGTTCAGGCAAGGAGGTCCAGCAGGAAACGCTTCTTCTATTTTCTTATCTTCAAATTTTATTTCTCTAATCTGATTTTCTGTGCATGCATACTGGTCATACATAGAATAGAATGATTCTAAACTAGCAGCGTTACCTTGATCATCAATTGCATAACGTAAACCTTTTGTTTCATTGTAATAAGGTAGATTTAAAAAGTTACCTGTGTCTCCTCGCTCTACAAGTATTTCTGTTTGTTTAGGAAATATCTCACTACCTTCATATCCTAAAACTTTCGCAATCTTTTTAAGTGTTTGCTGCATGAGTGCAGCAGAGATAAATTCTTTTGTAAACAAGAATACATGTGCACCACCAGATTTTGATCTACAAACTATTAAGGGGTAATTAACATTTCGTATGCTTTGAATGAGGCTGCTGTGGTTGAGATTGTAACTGTCAATATCAATACAGCCCCACCTACACGTAGAATCCTCTCGTATGGGGATGATGCCCAAAGCCG